AATAAGGGGAACATTATTACCATATAAAGCGATATATGGAGATAATTTTATAAAAGCAGAATGGTGTTTATGTAAGGATGATGTAACACCACAAGAATTATTTAGATTACATAAATGTGGTGGACCGGATGGTCGTGCTAAAATAGCGAAATATTGTATTATGGATTGTGAATTATGTATTCATTTATTATTATTATTAGATTTCATACCAAATAATATGGGTATGAGTAATGTATGTTATGTTCCACAATCATATATATTCTTAAGAGGTCAAGGAATAAAAGTTCAATCATTAGTAACAAAATTTTGTAGTGAAAATGGTATTAGAATACCGACATTAAAACAATTTAATGAAGAAGAATGTGATAATTCAGGATTTGAGGGAGCTGTTGTATTAGAACCTAAAACAGGAATGTATTTAGATGATCCAATAGCAGTATTAGATTATGCTTCATTATATCCAACATCAATAAATGAAAAGAATTTATCACATGATACATATTTTGGAGAATTTAAAGATGTTGAATCAGAATTAATTAAATTAAATTGGAAAGAAAAAATAGATTATAATCGTATAAAATATTTAGATTATAAATATGAAACTAAAGAAGGAACTTCAACTATTGAAAAGAATCCAGTAATGATAACAGATGAAGATGGTAATGAAAAACATCAAGAAGTAGATTGTGTATATTTAACAGATAAAAGAAAAAGAGGTATTATACCGATTGTTGTAAGTGAATTATTAAGTGCTAGAAAAAGAACAAAAAAATTATTAAAAGAAGAAACAAATGAAAATAAAAGAAAAGTATTAGATGGTGTTCAATTAGCATATAAATTAGTAGCTAATTCAACATATGGTCAATTAGGTGCCAAAACATCTAGTATATCATTTAAAAAGATTGCCGCATGTACAACAGCAATTGGTAGAGAAAGAATATATGATGCTAGTAGATTAGTAAAAAAATATGCATTAGAAAATAAAATGTTTGAACCGGAAGTAATATATGGAGATACAGATTCTATATTTGTAAAATTTAGTAGAAATGTTAACGGAAAAATATTAAAAGAAAAAGAAGCATTAGCATATTGTATAAAATGTGGACAAGAAGCAGGTAAATATATTACTAAACATTTACATATAGAAGATAAAGCACCACAAGATTTAGAATATGAGAAAACATTTTGGCCATTTATATTAATATCTAAAAAGAGATATACAGGAGAGAAATATGAATTTTCTACAGATTTTAATGATTCAAAAAGAACATCTATGGGTATTGTAACTAAAAGAAGAGATAATGCACCAATAGTAAAATATGTATTTGGTAATTTAATAAATAAATTAATGTATGATAGAGATTTATCTAAAACTAAAAAATGGTTAGAAAAAACATTAAGAAAAATAGTAAATGGTAAAGAAGATATTAGTATGTTTATATTATCTAAAACATTAAATAGTTATTATAAAAATCCAGAATCAATTGCTCATAAAGTATTAGCAGATAGAATAGGTCGCAGAGATCCAGGCAATAAACCTAAAGCAAATGATAGAATACCTTATGCTTATATTGAAGTAGATGATAAACCAATATATATAGGTAAAAAAATGATTACTAAAAGAGTAGAATCAGGTAAATTTAAAATGATTAATAAAAGAGTAGATACCGGTAAAAGAAAAATGATTACTAAAAAAATTAATAATGGTAGTTATAAAAATGGTAAACCTAAAACTAAAAATGTGCGAGTTCCTGAAGGCGAACCAATATTCAAAAATATACGTGTCCCTGAAGGTGAACCAATATATAAAAATATATCTGTCCCTGAAGGTGAATCAAAATATAAAAAGAAACATGTATTACAAGGTGATAGAATAGAACATCCAGATTATATTCATTTAAATAATCTAAAATTAGATTACAAATATTATATATCTAATCAAATTATGAATCCTGTTAAACAAGTCTTAGATATTACTATGAACCCAGATGAATCAAGAGAACTATTTAATAAATTCCTTAAAAATGACATTCCTAATCAATTAGATATATTAGATTAATAATTTATTTAAAATTTTATTTAATTTTTAATTTTTAATTTTTAATTTTTAATTTTTAATTTTTATTATTTTATTTAATTTTTAATTTAATTTTTTAAAATTTATTTTTAAAAATTTAATTTAATTTAATTTAATTTAAATTATTTTTTAATAATTTCATTTCATTTTTTTTGAGGGTGAGATCATGAAAGAAGGTGTAAGTATTATAAAAACTTCCGAAGAACCAGAACATAAATTGATAAGCTACATAAAATCCATAAAAATATCTTATATTAATATACATATTATAAATATTAAATGGATTAAATATAAAAAATGGATTATACATATATATAATATTAAAATAAAATATAATAAAAATAATATCTTAAAATAAAATATAATATATATATATAAATGGGATTAATAGGTGGAGGATTAAAAAAGAGTGTTGAGAAGATATTTCCATCATATAATTTTATTCATGTATTTTTTTTAATGTTGTTTGTGATAATATTAAAAATGTTATTAGTAAAATATAGTTATAATGAAGTAGTACCTAGATTAATGAAAGATGAAAATACATATAAATTAACATATACAGATTCATTATTATTGGTAATATTATTTGGAAGTTTATTATAAATAAATATATATATATATATATTATATATAAATGGATTATAGTTTAATATATTTGATACATATGTTATTTGTGGCACCGTTATTGGTGTATCCATTTATAGCAGAAAAATATTTAGGAGTAAAGTCGTTTGATAATTATTTTTTAATATTATTTTTGATAGGTGTGGTGGTATTTATGTATCATGGATATAAATTATATTTAATGAATAAGTATTAAAAATATATTAATTTATATTATATATATAAATGTTTTTTTATGAAAAATATGATATAATAATAGTTGGAGGGGGAATATCAGGTTTATTTTTAGCATATAAATTAGCAGATACTAATTTAAATATATTATTATTAGAAAAGGGTGGAGAATTAGGGGGGAGAATACATACGAAGAATATGAATGGGTATCAGTATGAATGTGGGGCAGCGAGATTTAGTAATAAACATAATAAATTATTAACATTAATACATGAATTAGGGTTAAAGAATGATATAATAGAATTATCAGATAGGATAGATTCTATAATAGATGGTAAAAAAAGTAAATGTGATCTAGGGGAATTATTAATGAATGCGTTAGTAAAGAGTAAAGAATATAAGAAAGAATATTTAAAAGATATAATATTTTATCAATATTTAATAGATGTATATGATTTTAAAACAGCAGATTATATAAATAGTTGTTTTGGATATGATAGTGAATTTTTTAAATTAAATGCTCATGCGGCAATAACAATGTTTAAAAAGGATTTATTTCATGGGGAAACAAAATATTTTGTATTAAAGAATGGGTTATCATCAATAATTAGAAAGTTAGAAGATATATTAGAATACAAGGATAATGTAACAATAAAATTGAATGAGGGATTATTAGAGTTAGAGGATGATAAAATAAAAACAGATAAAGAATATAAATATAATTATGATAAAATAATATTAACTATTCCACAAGAATCATTAAAACAAATAGAATATTTAAAGGATGTTAAAGAATTAGATTCAGTAAATGGGATACCATTATTACGTATATATTTTAAATATCCTGTTGATCAGAATGGGAAAGGAGTATGGTTTAAAAAGATAAGAAGAACAACAACAGATAATTATATAAGACATATAATACCAGTAGATTATAATAATGGATTAATAATGATAAGTTATACAGATGGATTATATACAGATATGTTATTAAATATATATAATAAAGATAAAGAATTATTAATAAAGGCAATACATAAGGAAATAAATGAATTATTTGGTATAGAACCACCAGAACCGGAGGAAGTATTATTTCATTATTGGGATAATGGGTGTCATTTTTGGGAGGTAGGGGAGGATATGAATGAGATATATGATAAGATAATGAGACCTATAAAAGATAAGAATGTATATATATGTGGAGAATCATTTAGTAAGAAACAAGCGTGGATCGAGGGTTCATTAGAATCATGTTATGATGTAATGAAATTAATGAAATTTAAGAATATAAAAGTGAAAGTAAAAAAAGAGAAAAAATTAAAAAAATATAATATAGATGAAGTATTAAAAGAAGATAAATGGATGATATTAGATATAGAGGGAGAATTAAGGATATATGATTTAAGTAAATGGGTGGATGAACATCCAGGAGGGGATAAGATATATAATGGTATAAAGGCAAATATGTATTATAAAGATAAAAGTAAAGCACCTAAATCACCAATAGAATTATTTATGGGAAATCAAGTTCATAAGGATAAAAAGGTAATGGAGAAATTTTTATTAAAAAAGAATAAATATGTTAAATTAATAGGATATTTAATATAATATATATTATTATAATGAATAATTTAGAATATATTGATATAAAATCATTAGTTAAAAAAATGATAGAGGGGGAAATACAAATAAATAAACCATTAATGTTAACAAGTAAAGATATGACAGTAGTAGAAGAGATAACATTTTTATCACATATAATAAAACATAATAATGTATCAAAAGATACGATATTTATATTTTTGAATGAGACATTAGAAATATTTAATAATCAATTATTAAAATTAATGACGAATAGATATGTTCAAGAATTCATAGATTATATAAAAAATAATTGGTCAGATAAATCAGATATATTATTTAAAAATACTTTATCAGAAGATAGAATAGAATTAATAGAAAATATATTAAAAAATATAAATGAATTATGTAGAGAATTTAAAGAATTAAATATAAAAATAGAATCTAATCATGTTACAGATTTATTAATAGAAGATGAATTAGTAGATAATATAGATATATTTTTAACTAGTATAGAAGAATTTAATAATAATACAGATGAAATATTAAATGAAATAAATGAATATGAGAAAGAATTAAATAAAATAAATATACATGTATTATTGGATTTAAGTATGAAAGATAAAAAATTATATTTAGAATATAATAATATAGATAAGGATGATAGAATACCGGTAAAAATACAAAATATATTTTTAAATTATATATATATATTAAATTTAATAAAGAAACATATAATATATTATAGAAAAGTGATAGATAGGGTAAAAGAGATATCAAAAAATATGGGAAATTATAGTAAAGATAGTAAAATGAAAGTAAAAAAATCAGATAATGTATTTAAAATAGAAACGAGAGAAAAGGAGATAGATAATTATTTAGATAGTATAATAGATTATTAGATTATTTAATAAATTTATCTAATTTAGATTTAGATTTATTTTGAGAGGGTGGTTTAGATTTTTTTTCAATAATATTTAGGGTGTATGATTTATCGTCAGGATTGAATGTTAAATTATTAATATTAATGATATTACATGAATCTTGATCATAATTAACGTCAGAAATTTTATTTAATTTTTTAATATTTTTGATTAATAAGTTGGTTAAAAGTAAAGTTTGTTTTTCATTTAAATTATTTTGTTCTTTTTCTATAGATATAAATTTTTTAAATAAATTATTTTTGGTAGAATTATCTAGTTTATTCCAAGATTTATGGTATAGTGATAATTTTTCTTTTTTTAGTAGTTCATCAATTTCATTTTTTTGTGAATAATTATTATTTGCGTTAGATTTATTAACGTGAGGTGAATAATTATTATTTTTTTTAATAATTTGAATATTATCGGATTGAGTATTAGAATTTAAAACATTTTTTAAATCCATATAATATATAATATTAAATAATCCTTAAATATAGTAAAATATTTATCTAATATATAATATAATATAAATGTCGGGTTCACCTAGATCACCTAGTTC